TACCACCATGACGTTTCACTTTGTCGCATATAATCTTACAGATGTCTTTAATCTCCATGAGTGTGAGGGATCTCTCATCTTTATAGTCTATGTCAACGAAAAAGTTATATGTCTCAGTCTTTTGTTCTACGACGAATAATTTTTCACCCTTCTTGACCGCTTCTATATACTTATCATAAAAGTCATTCAATTTATCGAATGGGACTGAAAGGACGCCACCGTCCATAAGTACATGCGATAGATTGGTTGCATTGTTAATTTTGTTGTGGTTACACCACTTCTTAAACATACCTTGTTATTGCTCTTCTTCTCTAAACCATCTCATACAAGATACATCTTGGTACTCCCGAGTTTGAGAAAACTCTTTCTTTAAATTTAAAAGTTCATACACAGTTTTATTTTCGTTATCCTTAATCCACCATTCAATCTCTTTATCACAGAGACCCCTATTCTTCTTGAGGAACTCTCCGATCTGCATTAAGATGTAAGCCTTGGACTTCATTCTACTTAATAGAGAAGGTTTTTCTATTGAGAGAACTTACACATGAATAAAACTCTGGATTCCTCACAACATTATCAATTATGAGATTCCACCGTTTACGTGTGTTAAACTCTTCAAGAGTATCAAAACTCATGTAATCGTTTTCATCATATGTTTTCTTTATTGGTAACTTCTGTATCTTCCTTAAACTCATTTTTTGTTTTTCATCATAAAACTTCTTGACGAGGGAGTTTTGTTGAACTTTATTGTAATCCACAAAGAATACAAATACATTATATTCCAAATCCACCATGGGACTCTCTTTGACTGTAAACTTAAACTCTGTATATTCCCCATTTTTTAGTGATATCACACCACGGGTCTCTTCTTCTAGTTCCCTAAGTGCACATCTAATAGGATTAAAGATCTCCCTCCTTCTACACCCACCTGTAACGAAGATCCAATCCTTAAATCTCCTATCTCTCACAGTGAGAAATATAGGTTTTTCGTCAGCAAAGCTAACCGGTATCGCTATAGCTTTATACTTTTTCATTGCGTATTCGCAAGTTATTTTACCCGGATATGTTTATTCCTCTACATTTTCTTCAGTGGTATCTGGTTCCGCAACGGGTTCAACCCGAGGCACTGGATGGGGTACAGGTGGGGGAGCGCTCAACTTCTGGACGAGCTGGGCCGAGAAATTTTTAAGATTATCAACATCCTGCTTAGTCTTGTTCGTCTCTCGGAAGAGGAATATCACACCTGCGATGGCCACAATAGTAGCCACCATCATGAGAGTTTCACGGTCCATTTGAATCATTATATGTTGTAATCACTCCTTCTTTTTAAGTAATAACACCCATATATGTTCTTCCTGGAGTTGGACATTCGTAGGGGCTTTGGGCAAATTGAACGGCTTGGTAATGCGTATCTTCACACGATTTTTCAGTTGGTGGTCTGGGCTGACCAACAAACGTCTCGAGTGTCCTGGATTTAGGGTCATACATCAATACAAAAACGATGGCGATGAGGAAAATTAGTTTCAACATGTTGTTTATTAATTAGTTAGAATATAAAAGTCCACCCATACCATTCTCAATGCGGAGAACATTGTAGTTCACAGCATAAATGTCATCATCACAATCATTGAGATCATTCACGATGCGGGCAGAGTCAAGGCGGGAGAAGTTGAGAGTACCAGTTGGCTGAAGCTTAGACGTATCAAGGCAGAAGGGCATCAAGAAGAGTTTCTCAACGGTGGGAGCCGCGATCGCCGAGCTCGCGTAGGGAGTGTGGTAGTAAAGGGGTACAACGGAGAAGTTGGGGTTACCAAACTTGAAATCAGAAACATCGGTACCGTTAATCTGGAGCTTAATCTTATTGTCAACACCACCAGTGCCACCAAGAATGTTTACAGCAGACGCATTAGCAGCCGCGAGATACTTGATTGGGTGATTGAAGTTGATCTCTTGGATCTTAGCACCCGAGGCAGTAGCCTTCTGGGTTTGGGTGATGAGCATATTCTGGGGAGTAGAAGCGAAATAGTCACGCTCATTGGTGTCAAGGTACGCGTAGTTCGCGTAGACATCCCACTTGAAGCTGTTATCAGCCGCGGCAGCACCCCAAGTGATACGAAGCTCAACATCGTGGTACTGGAGGGCGATGAGGGGGAGGGCAGTTTGCCAGTTCTCACAGAAGGCGAAACGGAGAGGGTAGAAACTCTCATTGACGGCACCACCGTAGAGGCCACCTGCAACCGACTTTGATGAGGAAGTAGCCGAGAGGGTTGGTGCGATGAGGGTAGAGTAGGTAGAATCCTGCTCATCAATCACCTGACCACCGATGAGGAGCTCAACCTTGGAAATCACAGTCGTCCAATCGGTAACGACTTTGGTAACGGAACCATCATTGGGGACAAAGTAGACATAGTTGAGGAGGTCTCCCTTGCGCTCGAAGCGAATGGTGGACATACCATTGTTGGAAACATTCCCCTGGATCACCTGACGTTCCACAGTTTGTGAGAAGTTAGTATGACGCTTGTAAGTAGATCGGAAAAAGCTGATCTCGGGCTGACCGACGAGGTGGGCATCCTGAGCACCGACAGCGACAAGTTGTGCAATACCACCTGACATTTTATATTATATTGAGACTTTATTTTTAAGCTAAGTTGGTTTGGTTGGGAATATTTCCGTATTTGTGATAACCATGAGATTAGAGTCTAGTTGGGGGGTTACAGTTGCTGGTAAATCTCTCAGTGTCTGCATGTAAGTAGACCATTCAGTTGGTACTGCTACACCTTGACTATACGCACGAATGACTATCCAATCACATTTCATAAGCATTTCATCACGATTTGAGCGCAAAACCTCCATAGGTTGAGTTAGTATTATCTCGTTCCACATGTCTTCACATTCTTGTAAAGTTGGTTTTGTCGTCTCGTTGTCCTCACCCCAAACTAAGTTTTCGTATACTTCGATATCATCTATGTATACCCATGAATCATTTATCTTTGCAATGTGGTCTAAAACTGCCCTGATATTCATTATATTATAGTGGTACAAAATTAAATCTTCATGATATAGGCGAGAACGTAAAAAGCCGCCCGGTTATCAAAAGCCGCCCCATTCCCTGCGTTCCCGGCGGAAGTGCTGTGATCGTGAGCGCCACCACTGTTAATATTAACACCGTGATTGTGATCCCCGGCGGAAGTGGTACCACAGTGGGTACCAAGTGTGCAATCTAACAAGCTTGCTGATAACCTATATCCGTTAAAGCAACCTACAGTATTCTGATTTGGACCGAACGTTCCTAATGCGTAACCACCATAAGAATTTAAGCCATGACCGTGGTTACCAGAAGAGTTCGTACTCGATCCATGTTGGTGGTCCACGGAATTATTAACTGTAACACTGTGTGAATGCTGAGCGAGGTTGTCCGTATTTAACGACCGGTTGTGAGACCCCCCCGTCTGTCCTGGATAAGGTGCTGTTGGAGAATCTGCTGTTGCACCGAGAATAAATTTATCCTTCAGATTCGGTGGGGTGATATTACCAGATCCATCACTTTTGGCAACCGCAATACCGTTACAAAATGTCCATCCAGTTGGGATATTAAGCACGGTTCCATACCACAAAGCAATCATACCAACTGGAACTTCGGAGTTGGTAACACCACCAACGACTAATGAATTGGCTTGGACACTCCCATTAACATTTAGTTTGTATGAACCTGGATCATTTGTACCAATACCAATATTACCAGCGAATGTTTGTATATTTGTAGTCATTACTATTATAACTGGACTTTTTTAAAATGAATTATTTTACGAAGCTTGTATTTCGTAAAATAATTGTATACTTTGTATTTTTGTGAAATTAATAGTTAAACACAATTTCATCTGAACCACCTTCTGTAAACTTCAACACTTTACCATCTGCATGTGCTGAGAGATACTCAACAAATATATTGTAATTCCCATCGCCGCTAACAGCCTCACTAGCCTTAATAGTTACAGTTGTTCCGTTAGATGCTACCACTGTATCCCAGGGACAACCATTTTGACCTATTACAGTTGTACTACCTAATGTTATAGTGCCAGGTGTACCACCTGTTAAATGACCACCACAACATTCTTGTGTAATGCTACTCACGGTAGCTGTAGCTTCAACTAATACCGCGTATATTTTTGCTTGAAATACATGATTTGAGAAAACGAGACCGAACGTTGCATTTGCTATAGTAGCATTAGTTGGTAAAGTTCCCGTGTGAGAGTATGTCTTCTTCGCGGTACCCGATGTGTTTGTGATGAGACCACCTGAAGTGTAAACATTTGAGGCATATAAATCAGTTGTTACCGTGAGATCACCACCAACATTTAGGTTTTCTACTATACCCACACCACCAGCAACCTTTAGAGCACCTGAGGTCGTAGTTGTAGATGTAGTGTTATCTGTTACGATAACACTTCCAGATGACATGTCAGCCGCAAAGATGGTCTTGGCAACACCGAGACCACCCACAACCTTCAAAGCACCTGTAGTTGTATCGGTTGCATTTGTACCGTCCCAAACCTTACATGTACCACCAACATTTAGGTTTTCTACTATACCCACACCACCAGCAACCTTTAGAGCACCTGAGGTTGTAGTTGTAGATGTAGTGTTATCTGTTACGATAACACTTCCAGATGACAGATCCGCCGC